GGATGATTGACTACTGCGTTCTCGCAGCTCAGTCAGCCACATGTGCTATTTTATTCACGCTCTTTTACGTACCCTAGGGAAGTACTGAAACTCCCTAAAGTAGGCGAAGGCCCCACCTACAATTGTTGTCACGCTGGATACGTGATTCCTCAGGTAGGAGAGGTCGCATGATGACGGTAATTTCACACACGTTTGAGAACTGGCTTTAGGTCGCATGATCTCACAGAGTTGGTCGATACGAGAAGTACCACTCTTGAACTCTATGACATCCCTAGGGATGTCCTCTGTCAATAGATCACGCTGCTCGAGCTGGAAAGCCTCGGCGAGTACTGATAAAATAAAATCACTCTCTTTTTTCTTTTTCTTTGTTAGTCGTCTCCAAGAAATATTGGTACTGACGACTCTGATTTTTTTGTTGAGGGTGAATGGGAGTAAGCCGAGTCTCTTACGCTCTTTGTTCTCTTCCTTGAGATGTTGTTCTAGGCGTGACCTATTAAGGAAAGTTGTCACTACGTTATCCCTAATCTCGGAAACCTTACGGTCCAAGATTTCTCTTTCTTCGTTGGGAAAGAGGTCGTACCCGGCAGGCCGGGGAACGACAGGAAAGTAGTTTGACGCGTCGAACTTCTTATCAAGGGGCTTGAAGCGAAGGGCCTTGTTAATCTTCTTATTCCTCTTGCATATCACCTGGTAGGGATATGGGAGTTTCCAAAGAAATTTGTCCTCTTGCTTCTTTAATATTCCAAGGTTGGATCTGACGCACTTGACAAAACCACTGGTGGTAGTCGTGGCGTCATAAGCCAAACCGAGGACATCCTCTACATCAGCCTTCATGTAAAGGGCCTTGGCGTTTGTTTTCTTCACGTGTACACTATTATCGAATAATGTTGAGTTAACTTCGGCAAGGGACTCGGACCTCAGGCACTTGTCCATGTTGGTCTCCATCCCCACTTGTCCGCCATTGTAAACAATACGACTAGCAAGGTCGCTTTTGTTACTAGGCTCTTTCAGCAATAAGTCATCACCATTAATCAAACAACGGTGCTGCGTCCACTCTTTGAAAGAAATTTCCTTCCTCTCAAGTAGGTCAGTAAGTGACATGTCGACAATAGTCTTGTTCGTTAGACAAAGTAATGGGAAACTCATAAAGCACCCCATGGGTTGCCCCCGGAAGAAGTCCCTAGTAGGACCAAAATCCGGGTCACCCTCCTCTGGCTCGAACCTAGCGTCGCGGTTCTTAAGGATCAAGTTACCAAGGACCCTCAAACACCTCTTTTCATCATCACTCATCTTGTCGGCCTGCTCGATCAGGATCTCAATTCCGGCTTGTACGTACTCTTTCTTTATGTTGTCAGTAGCCCCGATGTAATCGAAGCTAAGAAATTTCCCTTCACCGTTGAGTTCCGCGACACGCTCAGAAGTGGGATCGCCCTTCAAAAGCCAAAGGCGACGTGAAAGCCGAGCGTACAAAGATTGATGAAGTTGGGAAAGAACTTGATTATTGTAGGAAGAGTAGCAAGTTACTACTCTCGGTTTGCCACTAGAAAAGACTAGTGCAGGGCTACAAGTCTCAGAGAACTTTTCACGATTCCAATTTCCACCAAGTGTCCTCGGATTATGACACGTCGCAGACCCGTTGGGGATATAAGAGTGCCTGTCTCTGTTCCACCCAGGCGGAACATTGGACCGAAAGGCCTTCTTATATCGCTCCAAATGATCGGTATCTACTTCGACGGGCTCAGCCATCCTATACTTCCATTTCCCGATTATTTTGTAAAACCCGGGTTCGCAGGCTCCGCAACAATCCAACTCCACCTTCTGAGATGTCTTGAGGGAAAGTTCCTGAATTACGTCGAGATTAGGAGGAAAACATGATCGTACAGCGGAGCGAACTCCACCACATACCACATCACCAACTTTTCTTTTGTCACCAACGATCCCGAGTTCGGAACTGAAGTATTCAACTAACTTCATCACCTGAGCTTTTAATTTTTTTGTTTTTTTTGCATGGACGTATTTCCTCCACACTGGTGAGCTCTTCTTCGGCCGCTAAGGGACCAAACTTGTTGTCAGAACGGTTTGGAAGAACACGATCATCGGCGACAACAGAACCGTCGTCGTTTTCAAAGTTTGTACCCTCAGCTCCTTCAGAGCCTCCACTTTCTCTTAAAGCTCGCCAACGCGCAACTTCTGTCACCGATAGTGGCGTCTCACCCTCCTCAAGACCGAGATCCTGAAAAGGATGAAGCCTGC